TGAGCCTTTTCGAGGGCTTCTTTTTTCTGGGCCGTCAGCTTGTCGATCCGCTTTTGGACTTTCTCCTGCGGAACCGGGGCGTCGTCGTCTTCGGACTCTTCGTCCTCGGACTCCTTGGCATCTTCATTTTCGGACTCCTCCGCGGGCTTTTCAGCCTCGGATTCGTCCGACTCGTCATTGTCAGAGAGCTTTTCTTCTTCGGCGTCGGTCTTGGGATCAGCCGCTTCCGGTGCTGGTTGATCCAGTCCGACGAGCGCTTCGCTGATCGACATAACGTCGAAATCTTCCACATCTACGGCCGGAGCCGCGTTATCTGTCGCCATGAGCTTTACCTCTCAAGTAGGAACCAGGCAGAGCGTCTACCAGTCCGATCAAACCGGTGTGCCATGCGGGCACGACTCAACTTTGATACTACCAGTATAACGACTACTGGACAAATGTCCAGCAAAAAATGTAGAATGCAGAATGCAAAATGCAAAATGGGGCGGGAAAATCTCGTTGTGTGATACTTCGATTGTGTCGCCGGGAGACATTTGGCAGGTGTGGCGTGGATAGGATCGGCTATAGTTCTGCACAAGTGATTGCACTTTCTGTCACCTTTTGTGCGGTGTTTTTGATACAAAGCGTATGCACTTGCGCGCGGAGTTATGCGGTTTGCAACGAGTTCCCGAGCGGGTATAAATACCCGGAAAGCGGCCGGATTATACCCGAAGGGGTGCGAGCGGGAACATGGCCTTACACTAATCGCGAGGCTTCATTGCGGCGCTGCTCGAGGGTGTCCCACAGTTCCTGCAGGGCGTTGAGCTGGCCGGCGGCGTGGGCGAGGTAGCCGGGTTCTTTGGCGGTGGCCATGGTGGCGACCAAGGTGCTGGCGTCGGCGATGCGGTCCTGCAGCTCGAGCATGACGGCGAGGTAGGCGGGCGGTGCTTGGTCGCGGCTGAAGGCGAGGGCGCCCTCGCGGTCGAAGTCTTCGCTGACGGTGTAGAGGTCGGTGGGGATGGTTTTGGTTTTGGTGAACATAAGGTGTTTGCTGTTCGCGAATGGCGAATTAGCCACGGCGCATTATGATGACCTCTAGGGCGTGGACGGCATTCTGCATATGTGGGCCGCATTCCCAGCAGATGGGGCCGTAGTGGGTGTCGTGGCCGTGGATGTCTTGGATACGAAGCGGCTTGGAACAGATGCCGCAGCGCGGGATGTCGCTGCCGCGGCGACCGGGGCGCAGGCGGCTGGGCGGGGCTGGCGGCGATTGCGTCATTTGAATTCAAAGGCTCCAAATATTTGGGAAAAAACATTTGAGCCGGTGTTCATTCCGCTGTGCTCCTTGGCGGCGCTGTATCCTGCATCAAAGCCAGCTTCGTAAACGCGGTCGAAAAACTTGCGCAGCCCAGCCGAGGTAAAATGCGGATTATTAAGCAACCGCGGATTGCGCCGCGCGAGATCGGCCCAAAGCTGGTCGCGCTCGCTCATCAGTAACTTCCTCCTCCGGTTGATCGCAGGATGTCGCCTTCGACGTTGATGGCATCGGAGAGGCAAACGTAACGAAGCAAATCGACGAAGTCCTTGTTCGCTGAACGCTTGCCGTCCGCACCCGTATACGTCTGGATGCAGTGAATGACGTTCTTGCAGTTTTCGCTGATGTACAGCTTCGGCTGGTTGCGCGCGTCCACCGGCTTTTCGGGGTTGTATGACAGGGCATCGTTGATCATGCTGACGCCTTCATCGATGCTGTCGCCCGGGGTCGCCGTGAAGAGCATGCCGAGGTCGGCCATCTCGTCGATGAGGGTCGTTGGGGATTCCTTTCCGAGCGTGCGGGCGTTGCCGTAGCGCGAATCCATCCAGCGCTCAAAGATTTCCTCGCCGCCTTCGACGCGGAGGATCTCGTCTTTGTAGCGCTCAAGGCCAAAGCCGAAGTCTTGCTGCGCGGGTCCGGGCTTGCCGTCGAGCTTCTTGCCATCCGGCAGCGCCCACTCGCCGGCATAACCGATGCCCTCAATGTAGGACGTTTGGTCGGGCCACTCGCGGTAGACAACGATGCGGCCAGATGTGTCGTGGACGGTCCAGATCATCGCCCAGTTTTTGCCAGACGCCGGATCGACCCAATGGTAGCGGGTGCCTTGCGGGACATCCGAGGCGCGGATGACGTGGACCTTGGGATTGAAGAGCGGGAAGCGGCCGCTGATGGCTTTGGTCGGGACACCGTAAGCGCGGCAGAGGATTTTTTCCTTCGTCTCGCTCTGCAGCTCCTTTTTCATGCGGGACCAGCCAGCCCAGGGGTTTGACTGAGTGTGGAAGTAAAGGATCGGGCGGCCCTTGGGATTGATTTGCTCGATGGGCACCTTTTCGTAGCCGGAAATCTCGCCCTTGTCGTTTTTGAGCGGCAGCAGCTCGGCGTCGGTGTCTTCGACCGTCTTGGCGCCAGACAGGTAGTCGGCAACCGTAGGACTCCAGCCTTCGACCGGCGTGAAGGTCACGGCCAACTTGCCGTTGCGGTCAACCAACCGGAAGCGGAGGGTTTCGAGGACATCAAGCGGCACCAGCTCGTCCGCCCAGGCGAAATCGATCTCGCCGCCCTCGAGCGTGCTCGGATCTTGCGCGTAGTTGCGGAAAATGCAGATCGATTGGTTTGGTGCGACGAATTTTGCCTCGGTGAATCCACCTTTGACGCTGTAGGTGATGTTAGTGACTTGGCCCTTGCGGGCGTTCCTCCACTCGGGAGGCATATATTTCCAGACGCGGGGTTGCATTAGCTCAATGCTGTTTGGCGCGGTGGTCTGGAACAGCCACGCAACGGCTCCCGGCTTGGAATACATGATTTTGAGCGCTTCTTTCGCGGCCCACTCCGTTTTCCCGCTCCGGTTTCCGCCCAGAACAAGCAATTCGCGGTGCTTTTCTAGCAATTCAGAAGCGCGCTTCCACACCGGCGGGATGTAGCCATAGCGGAACGGGTCGCTGCCCTCGCGGGCGATCAGTTCTTCGCGTGTTTTAAGATATTTCCAGCCTTCGTCCGGTCCCAATTTCTCGAGCAAGTCGAGATCGACCTGCATGACGGGGTGCGGTGTGGGCTTGAAGCGTGTCTGGTGCTCGTTCACGAAAATAGAATGGGCGCTGGCTGGTTGACGCCCGGACCCTCCCCAAGGCCGATTTTGTTAAGCCGTGCCAGCGCCCAAATTCTTGATGTCCATCGTGGGATTCTCCAAAACGACGAACTGATCGCTGCGCATGTAGCGCGTCTCGCCGGTGTCCTCGAGGATCACGGCGTAGATGTTATTGAAATAGGCTCCCTGAGACTCGACATACCACACGCTGCCAAGACCGAGCGGGGTCTTGACGGGAACGGGGCGGGCGAACTCGTGGATCATGCAAAGTATGTGCAGGCGCCCCGCTCGTTTCGCTCGGCGGGGCTGGGCATGACGGAATGCTCCGCGGGACCACACCACATGGAATCCCGGCGAAAGCCCGATTGAGCCTGCAGGTTGTAAATCATTTTGCTGACCTCTTCTTGCGCATCTCGGCGCAGAGGGCGTCGGCCTTTTTCTTCGCCTCTTTGGCGACAAGTTTCTGCCGCTGGCTTTTCAGCAGCACAATCGTCTTGTCGATCTCTTCGATTTCGGGCGTCATAATTTTGTACTTCTCCATAAAGTCAGGGCTGTCCGTTCACGCAGATGTAGAGGAAGCCAAAATTGGCAAAACTGTATCCGGCAAAGGCCACGGCGAGACCGGCGTTTCCCTCGCGCCAAAAGCCCACCGCGGTGACGGCGTAGCAGATGGTGGTGATGACGAGCGGGGTGAAGGTCATTCCGCGTCCTCCTCCTTGCCGCAGCGGATGGCCCAGGCGAACATGGCGCCGTAGGAAGCCAAGGCGCCGAGCACTACGCCTGCGGCGAGGCCGATGAGGATGTAGCCGGCGGCGGTCACTCGTGGACGCGCCTCCATTTGTCTTTCCACATCGACCTCGCCATCGTGGCGGACTTCTCGGCGACTGCTTCTTCGCTCATGTCGGGGCAGACATGGTGCAGCAGCTCATGCAGAACCGTGTCTAGCTCGTCCGCGCCGGACTGACGTGGATCAATGTAGACTTTGCCGTCGCCCATAGTCATGCCGTCCGCTTTTTCGCGGCCGAGCTTCTTACGGACGATTGCGATGGTTCTGCGCGGGGGCATTTAGGCGAGGTCGGCTTGTCTGGCATCGCACTCGGCGCCGCAGGCGGCGTATCCGGCGACATCGATCCAGTTGTCCGCTTTGTGGCAGTGCGCTTGGCGGGCGATCTTTACCAGGATCATCAGCGCGGCGATGTCGGATGCCGTGACCAAGACCTGCGCGCCGTTGGTGCGCGACAGGTAGCTGGAGAACATCTCGGCCTGCGTTGCGAAGTCATCCGCGGGCGAGCCGTAGTCCTCGTTGCGTGACCCGCACACGGCGGATGATGCGGCGTCAAGTGTTTGCTTGGCGGTTTGCATTAGGCGGCTTTCTTCGCCATGAGCTGGACGTAGTGGAGGTTGAGACGTGCTTGGAAGACCTTCCAGAACGGCTCGGCTGAGAACATCCAGGCGACCTCGAAGTCATCCGGGGATTCTTTGCCGATGCGGACGATGCCGCGGCGCTGGACCTTCATGTCTGGGCGGTTCTCGTTCCAGAGTTGTTCGTAGCCGGCGAGCTGGACTTTGTGCGCGCCGACAATGGCTTTGCTCGTCTTCCAATCCAACAAGACGATTTTGCCGTCACGGTCGCGGGACGGTGCATCGATGGTTCCGCCGAAGAGATACTCCTCGGAGACAAGCTGCACCTCCGGCTCAATAACGGTGAGACCTTCGTCATCCCACCAGCGCTTGAAGTTGTTGAAGGCGATGGTGGCTTTCTCGACATCCGCGGGGCTGAACTCGGAGAGGTCGGCAACGTGGTTGTGGAGGAAGCACTCAATGAGGAAGTGCGCGATGGTCCCGATGTCGGCGGCTTTGTCGCGCACCTTCCGGTAGTCTTGGCCTTCCATGCCGAGCTTCCACGCCCAGTGGATGAGTCCGCTGCTGTCCTCGCCGATCTTGGCGATGGTTGAGGCTCCGGGAACATCGGTGCCGTCTTTCAGCGGATACTTCTGGTGGGCGCGGGTCTTTTCGAGGCGTACGATTTTGCGTCCGTCCTCGGTGAAGCGATCCGGCTCGGCGGGCTTGGCGGCTTTGGAAGGGGAGCGGCGTTTTGCCGCCCCCCTTGTGGATTTGGTTGTGGTGTTTTTCTTGGGCATAAGAATTA